AAGGGCCCGGGCAACTGACATTTTTCCCGAATAGCCGGGTACTGAGAAAGCAGTACCAACTCAAAAGATTCAAGCCACCTCGAACGCTAGGCGGTAGTACCGCTCGTCAGTGAGGAGAGAAGGTTCGCTGGATAGGATGATTGCCTCGCACAATTGTTCAAAATCCCAAAGGCCCAGATCATACCGGTCGCCAAGGACGTCCCGCAACTCGTCATCAGAAATCAAGACAGGTTCACGTTGAATGACTTCCTGTATATGGGTAAGATCAACCCCAGAATGTCTAGTGTAGTAACTTAGGTCAGCCAGCCTGACGGCTTTGCGATCTTCCTCACTGCACATATAGAACCTTTTCATGAAATAAGAGACGAAGAAGGGAGCGTGCCTGAACTCGTATGCGTAACACAATGCCTTTCCTGCCATATAGGCACCGTCAGTGACATCTTGATTGCGGTTTGCACGTGCATTGAACCGCATGAGAGCCTTACCGACGAGGGGGACAAGACAGGGCGTCGCGGTATTAAGAACTAAAAACCGTGACAGGAAAGTGGCGGCCGAGTGTAAAGGAACCCTACGCGGCTTCAAGATCATCTGACCCCGAAGACAGTGGGACACCCAACCAGGCAGGGAAAAGTTGCCACGAACCACAACCCCGAGAATGTCATCCCCGAGAACGCAAAAACGAGCATGGACGCGAGCTTCCTCGCAGTATCCATTGGCTAAGCAGATATTCCAAACTGTGTTGCGGGCGGTTGTGTTGGTTGCTCCGGTATCGAGCTGATTCTCAATCGTGGCTTCTACACCATAATCGAGATTCCTGACCAACTTGACGTTCAACCGCTCGAGCAGCCGGATGTACCAAAGGGGTGCGCCAGCGCGCTTCAACCAATGTCCAAAAATGAGGTGTACCGAATGGGCTTGTGTTTTGTCATTGGCAGAGAAGTCACCTTCAATCGCTTCAGTAACTCCGGGTTCACAGAGAAATTCAGCTAATTCAGTGTCTTTCTTCGCATAAGCCATGCAAAACCGGACGGGACCTTCATACAAGTCAAGTGCCTTCGCCAGCCTCTTTGTCATTTGGTGCTGTATCGGTCCTGTGAGACAATTGTACTCATCAGAACCCACGTAAATGATTCGAGGGGCCCAAGTGGAGTCGTTCCTCTTCAAGAGTACTTCGGCTTTCACGAGGAGATCTTTTGTAGCCAAGATCTTAAGGTTGCAGTGAGCCAAACCGGCAGAGGCCAGGCGCATACGCGCTTGCTTCTCGGGAGTAAACTTTTCAAGCCACTCCTCGAAGATGTCCTCAGTCCAATCGTAAGGCTCGTAATTCTGCATGACTCGGTCAGCTAACTTAAATGCTGACTTGACAATGGTATCCTCAACATCAAGGTCACTCTGGTAATTACATCGCTTGTTGAATGCAGCCAACAAGGAGTCTAGATCATTACCGGTGACCAAGGGGACGTTCTGAGAAAAAACGGGTCCCAACAGGTCCA